CGGCCGATGTCCTTGCCGTCCATCTTGCCGTCCGTGTGCTGGACTTTTGTGCCGTTGCGAAGGCCTTCGTTCCAGGCCGGTCCAGACTTGATACCGCCTCCCCGTGCGCGCATCGGCATTGGCGGGCCGCCGGCGCCGGGCATCGGCGGACGCATCGGCATGCCGCCGGGAGGCATTCCGGGAGGGGGACCAGCAGCGCCCGGCGGAGGACCGGGAGGCATCGGAGGCGGGCCTCCAGCGGCCGGCGGTGGCATCGGAACAGGCATCGGCATCGGCGGCTTGCTGTCGGACGGTGCAACATTGATGTTGACGACGGTCGAGGCCTTCTTCTTCACGCCGCCGCCGTTGGCGCGGCGCGGACGATCGCCGCGGACACAGGCAGCCCCGCCCTCGGCGAAACCCGCATGCTTCAGCGCCCTTGGCTTCACCTCGCGCTTGATCAGCGCCATGTCCTGGGCGGCATCGGAATGAACGCCCCCACCGGAGGCGTAACCCCTGGTGATGTGCGAGACACGAGCCTTCTCGTGCTTGTCGGCGCGATGCTCAGCGTACGGATGACTCATTTCTTGCTCCCGCCTTTCGTCGCCGCCGGCTTCGGCGGATGCATCACTTGGTGCGTCTCAATCGCATGGCCTGCGACGTCCATCTGCTGGTCATGCTGTGCCTGTTGCGCGCCTTGCGCCGCTTGATGCTGGTCCATCCGCATGTCGTGGGCTGCAACAGCGGCATCGAGCGAATGCTTGCGCTCTTCCAGGACCTGCTTGCGGACCTGCAGTGCGGTATCGAGACCAGCCTGTTGCCGCTGCAGCAGATGGTCGTTCTGATGGATGACCATCTCCTTTTGCAGATCGACGCCGGCGACGCGTTCTTTCGACTGCAGTTCGTCGCGCTTCAGATCATCCTTTGAGACCTGGGTCGAGGCGTCCATCTGGACTTTCTGCGCCTGGGTCTGCGCCGTGAGTTGTTTCGTCTGCGAATCCTGGAGCTTCGCCATGGCCGCAGGATCCACGTTGGCTTGCTGCGGAGGCGGATCAGTCACCAGCGAGGCGGGATTGTCCTTCAGCGCCCGGCAGATCATCTCTGCGATCTGTTTGGCTTTGAAATACGGCGCGAGCGGCGTATTCATGATTTGTGTATAGGCGACCGCCTTCATGACGCGATGGAGATGGGACGGCGTGTTCGGGTCCGACCGCGGCACAAGCTGGTAATCGTCGAGCGCCTGAAGGAACTTCTCCTCGGTCCAGTCAACGACCGGCGCCAGACGCGCATTTGGCGGCAGCCGGCCTTCTGCGATCAAACGGGCGCGGCGGCGCTGGTCGTATTGCTTCCGCTTCTTCACGCCGCGGAAAAAATCATCTGGATTGCGCCGGAACAATTCGACAGTCAGTTCGATCTCTTCGGCCTGCGCGTCGTGCATGTCCTTGTGTGCCGCGGACATGACCTTGGTCGCCTGCTCGATCTGCGCGAGCATCGTGCCCACGGGGATATTCTGCAGACCCTCGCCGGCTGGGATTTCGGCGGCTCCAGCGAGTGACTTGGACTGCTCCAGGATCTTGTCGCGCATCGCCATCAGGCCCGGCGTCACGTCCTTGTAGGGCATCGGCATCATGACGTCGGAGATCTTCATGTTACCCGTCTCGACCGGCGCAAATTCGCCAGGAGCAACGCGGAAATTGCTGGTGTTCTGGCGGCCTGCGATCTTGGAAATCACGCCGCCTGGAAATGATGCGAACATGCCCGCATCGAGGCCCTCGCGATCAACCGCAGTCATGGCGGCCGACGAATTGCCCAGGATGTTGAGCATCCCGGTCCCATAGAATCCCGGACCTGGGATGTACGGGTATTTCACATACATGCGCTGCCGCTCGCATTCTTCATCATCCTCGGCCCAGTCACGGCGGATCTGGAGGATTTCCCGGGAGTCCTTGTCGATCGTGACAAGGTACGGCAGCGGGATACGCGCATCCTTGAACTCGCCGGGCGCATATTGCGGCAAGTCCAATTCGCACTGGGTCTCGTAAAGATTGTACGGTTCGTCTTCCGGACGATCCTTCTGGGTCTGCGTGCCCTGGATGCCGGCGATCTTCTGCTCTACGGGATTGGTCGAGGGCGAGGGCTGCGTCAGGTCCGCATTGCGATAGGCCTTGAGCAGCTTCATGCGCTTCATGACGGACGGCCGCATCTCGATCTGGTGCGTGATGCGCCCGCAGGACTTGAGGTCTTTCGTCGTGTCGCTGACAATCAGATCCTTGGCGTCCACCGATTCCGAGACCGGGCGCCGCCGCATCGGACAGCGGTAGACCTTCTTGAAGCCACTGCCCTTGAAGTAGGTTCCCCACAGCAGCATGTGCGAGGTGTCGGGGACATACTCTGATGCCTTCACCGTGAAGTAGTAGTTCATGTCTCGTTCGAGGGCCTCAGCAAGATCATCCTGCTGAGGACTTTCGTCGCCGGGTGCTTCCTCGATCTTGACTGGACCTTCCGCCGGCAGCAGTTCGGCGCGCGCATTGGCCCAGCCCTTGAGAATGGCCTCCAGCAGCAGCGGGTTCGTAATCGACGACATGCCTTCCGATGTGGCGGAAGAATCTCCTACGGTCGATTTCGGCTGTTCGAGTTTCAGGCCGAGAAGCCCAATGCCGCGGGCGACGATTTCGAGATAGCCTTGGCGGGAGCGGTCATCGGCCTCGATGGCGTCCAGCAGATCATTGGCGATCCGCGACAGCTCCATCGCATCAATGTCGTCAGCGAGATTGGCGAACCAGTCCTTGCCCTCTTCCTCCTTCTTGCGATGGTCATCGAAATTGACGACGACTCCACCGCCCGGCTGCGCGATTTCCAGCGCGCCGGTTTCAGGATCGATTCGAGTCGAGTTGTCTTCGTCTTCGATGAAGACCTGGATAGTTTCAGCCATTCTGTGGTCTCATAGAGACTGGAATTTTCGCTTGGATCATTGCGCGCGCGAAAATCCAGTCGCGCATAGTTCGCGGGCTCCGCCATATCTCGCAAAGATCATCGCGTAGCCACCCTTCAGGTGGCCGAAGGTCGTATCCCACAAGATCGCGCAAGGTCACGTAACCGTGAAGCTGGATGCGCGCCTTGATGCGGCGCTTCGATAAACGCTTTCTCATTCGCTGGCAGTCTGATGCCGCAGTTCACTGGTCAGATCGGACTCCTGCTTTTGACCGGGCAGGCCCGGTATTCGCCGTGAAGCGTTCCGACCATCAAGATCAGAGAAGAATGGGCCGCGAGTAATCGCACCCGCGTGCTTGCGCAGGAATTCGATGTCCAATGCAGCCTCCTGCATCAGCAGGCCCCATTCGCTGCTGGCGTTCGATGCCTCACGCAGGCGCTCGACAATATCGGTCATTCTTTCCTCGCTATAGGGTCCCCAGGGCCAGCGGCCTGGCGTTTCAACGATCCGTATGCCGTTCAGAAGTGCGCACATGATCTAAACCGGATAGAGTGGCGTCATTCGAGATTTGTGCCTCACATTCTCGACTTCAGCCGCAGTGATTTCATCATCGCTTGAAGCGAGACCGATCGAACGCAGGTAGTTGATGGCTTGCGTCGTCGAGTCGGTCAGATCGTCATGTTTGCCGCGAGGGAAGACGGCCATCTCGTCGATGACCATCTCGGCCCATTCACGGTCAGGCGCATAAATCATCAACTGCGAGAACGTCGGTACGGCTGCGTAGGCTCGGGCAACCTTGTCGCCCTTCACTGCCATCAACTGGATGCCCCAGCCTTCGAGGCCGTGACGGTTCTGGAGTTCCTGCGCCGCACTGATGCCGGACGCCTTCGCCTCGATCAGCAGCAGGTCCACATTGAACCTCCGACAACTATCGGCAACGTGCTCGATCAGTCCCCATTCTTTCATGCAGCGATGACGATAGAGCGCGTTGCGTTGCTTGACGATGTTTGGATGCATGTCGGGCGTGACGAAGTCCGGCATGTACGTCTGTCCATCAATAACCATCGGCTCATGAAGACGGTTCACACGCGGGCCGGAGAATTTGAGATGCTTGCGCCAAGCGTTAAGCAGGATAATGCGGCGGCGGCGCTGATCGTTGGTGAAGACGCCCCAGATCGTGAGAGCGCTCGGGTCGTTCTCTTCGTCCTCTGTGAAGGCGCCGTCGAGAGAGGCGATGATGTAATCACAGCTCGGGAACTTATTATCGGGCGATTCCCACAGCTGCCACCACTCCCGCTGAAAGATGCCGCCGCCGCGGGGAACAGGAGCCTGCTGGTACTGGCCTGCGTAGCCGTATGGACCAAGCTCATGCTTCAGCCGGCTGACGGCTTTTGCGCTGAAGCGTTCCGGCCATGCGAGAGCGCCATCCTCGTCGCGCGGATCATCCCAGCCGATCGCCGTCGCGGGCATGGCGAATTCGCTCTCATACTCCATCTGGATCCGCAGATGGACGTATTCGAAGCCCTCCGAGAGAATGACGCCGGAAACGTCATCCTCATGCACACGCTGCATAATGATGACGAGCGCGCCCGCATCGAGATCGTTGAAGCGGCTGGAGACGGACTCCCGAAACCAGCGTACTGTCTCGGACCGCACGACTTCCGACTCTGAATCTTTGACGTTGTGCGGATCGTCGATGATGATCCGATCGCCGCGCCAGCCCGTACCGACGCCGCCGACGGATGATGCATATTTGTATCCGGTCCTGTTGTTTACGACCCGGATCACGGTCTTGTTGGCCGACCGTAGCCTGTCCCCATAAAGCGCGCGGTAATCATCGGATTCGACGAGATTGCGGAAATAGCCGTTGTCGCGCTCCGTAATCGCGGCCGAGTAGCTGAAGGCCACATAGCGGTAGTGAGGCCGATTCATTGGGCCCCATTCCCAGGCCGGCCAGAAGACGTCAGTTAGAAGACTTTTGGAAAAACCAGGCGGGACGTTGATAAGGAGGCGAGTGATATCGCCTCGGGTCACGGCTTCGAGGTGCTCACAGATGGCCCACATGGGCCAGCCATCGACAAATTTGGTTCCGGGTTCCAGCACGCGCCAAAAGTAACGGAGAAACGCGATCAGACCGCCTTGGCGAATTCCATCCTCATCATACCAGCCGTATCGCGACTGCTGCTTGCGAGCGACGCGGCGTTTGCCTTCCTCAAGAAGCGTCTGAAAACGTTTCAGCTTATCCCGCGCGGGCGGAATGACCGGCAAGTTCATCGATCCTCATTGCCGAGGACTTCGAATGTCATCTTCACGTCTACGCCAAGCTCTGCCGCCTGGCGTGCAAGTTCCGCGAAGAATTCCTTGTCGCCGAGCCGCATCGCGGGATCGCCATCATCGGTCGCGCGCGCCACATCCAATCCATTCATTTTGCGCAGATCGCGATTGGCGTCGAGCGCGGAATAGAGTTCAAGGTTTGGCCGGCCCTTGTCCGTGTACGTCAGCGACTTGATTGCCTTGCGCTGCTCAGGCGTGAGGTCGGAGAACGCCTTCATGCGTTCGACCGTCCACATGACCGGATTGCCTTCCGCATTCCGCACGATCTCGCCGTCCTTGTCGTAGAACGGTTCCTCGCGCTTTTCGTAATAGTCGCCGATGTCGACCTCGTGCCACGCCATCAAACGATCGTGGACGATATGGCGTAGCTCGCCGAGCGCCTCCGCGTCGCGATTGGCGCGGTGCCAGTCGATGCGCGCCCTGATCTTGCGTCGCTGGGCAAGCTTGCGGGCATTGGCGGCATTGCCAGCCGGCGAGCCGTTCCAGTTGAAACCGGCGGCACGGGCCGCTTGAAGCGCAGGCACGCCGAGAGCGTAAAGCTGCGCGAATTTCTCATCACGCGGCTTCAGCGGCACAGGGATTAAGGCGGGAATTGAGTCAGATTGAGTCACTTCGATTCATGTTCCGCTATGGAACTGGCGCCGGGCTGTAACATTTCGTGATTATAGCTCTGTAGACTTATACATCAGGTGATGTATAGTCATGAGTGTCAGGTCGATGGCTTGACCCCGCGCCTCGGGGGAGCAGTAGGCGACAAGGGGAGAGATCAAATGGCCTATCAGATTTTTGCTTATGCGGACCGTGCCATGACCCGCCGGCTAGTGGGCGTCTGTGACCAGGTC